TTTCACCCTAGCAGTAGAGATGCTGGCCGACTGGGGAGTTTCAGGATCTCTATGTGAGATTCTATGGGGCGTTACAGAGTCAGCGCCAAACACAGGAATCAACACAGTATTTACAGCTGCATCAGGCGCAGTATTTACATTCCAAGTGCTACCATCATGGCCATCAGCCGGTGGTGCAGGAAATGATGCACAGACTGTATCTTTAACATTCCAAGTAATTGGAGTGCCAGCAGAAAACTTCGCTTAACAATTAGAAACGGGAGCAAAGCATGAAGTTACCAATCACAATTGAATATAACTCAGGCGAGAAAGTTACTTATGTAGCCCAACCGCCTGAGTGGCAAAAATGGGAACGCGATCGAGGACTAACAATTAGTCAGGCTCAAGAAAAGATGGGCATTTCTGATTTGATGTTTTTGGCATACCACGCACATAAAAGAGAAGCAGCTGGCAAGCCAGTTAAATCTTACGAAATATGGAGCGAAACAATTACTGATGTAACAGTCGGTGATGCAGACCCAAAAGCCACCCAGCAGGAAGCCTAAATCGTTTATTGATTCAGTTGGCGTTAGCCACACAGATACCAATGAGTGAATGGGTTGATGCAGATGACATTATGACAGCCTTAGAGATATTGGAGCAGAGGAATGGCAAGTGAAACAATTGCTTACAATCGCCAAGATCTGCGTGATGTACTTAAGGCTTTCAAAGCGATGGATGACCAAGCAACAGAGGAAGCAAGAAAAGAATCTGCTGCTTTGGCGACTTATGCATCAGAGCAAATTAAACAAACAGCTGCTACAAGAATTAAATCAGGCAAGGCAGCTGTCAGAGTCGCGGATGGCGTTAGGGTTTCAAAGTCAAGCAAGATCGGTGAATTCCGATATGGATTTGCAAGTCAGAAATTTTCAGGTGGTGCTACTACGCAGACCCTATGGGGCGGTCTTGAGTTTGGTTCAAATAAATTCAAACAGTTCCCTACATATTCTGGAAGGCAGGGTCGTGGATCTCGCGGATGGTTCATTTATCCAACCCTTCGCAGAATTCAGCCTGAATTAGTAAATCGCTGGGAACAATCTTTTGATCGCATACTTAAGGAGTGGAGTTAATGGCAACCGGTAATCGCACATTAAAACTCTCAATCCTTGCCGATGTTGATGAGTTAAAAAAGAGTCTTAAAACAGGCGAAACCGAAGTCAAAGGATTTTCAGATAAGGTAAGTGACTTTGGAAAAAAGGCTGCTGCTGCATTTGCTATTGCTGCTGCCGCTGCTGCTGCCTATGCCACTAAATTAGCCATTGATGGGGTCAAGGCCGCGATTGAGGATGAAGCTGCACAGTTAAGGTTAGCGAGCGCATTAAAAGCCGCCACAGGGGCTACTGATGCCCAAATAAAGGCTACTGAGGATTACATAAGCAAAACTGCTTTGGCAGTAGGTATAGCAGACGATGAATTAAGGCCAGCATTCCAAAGATTAGCCACAGCCACAGGCGATGTTAAAAAATCACAAGATCTATTAAATCTTGCAGTAGATATATCAAAGGGAACTGGTAAAGATCTTGGTCAGGTAGTCGAAGCTCTATCTAAAGCCTATGGTGGTCAAGATACACAGCTTGCAAGACTTGGCATTGGTATTACAGCAGCTCAAGCCAAGCAATTAGATTTTAGGGGCGAAACAGAAAGACTGTCAGATCTTTATGGTGGAGCAGCTAGTAGAAACGCTGAAACCTTCCAAGGCAGAATTGATCGATTAAAAGTTGGCTTTGATGAAGCAAAAGAGGCTGTTGGTCAAGCATTATTGCCTATTATTGAAAGATTAATTGGTTATGTCTTTACCTATGGCACACCAATAGTTGAAAAGTTTAAGGATGCATTCAATGTAATCCGAGATGCCATTGAAAGAAACCGAGATGAATTTACAGAGTTTTGGTTATTAATGAAAGACAAAGTTTTTCCAATAGTCCAAACTGTATTTGGATTTTTATTAGATGTAGGCGCTAGGGCAGCATCGGTAATTATTGATGCGTTTGGTAAGATCGTTGGTGCAATAACTCCAGTATTAAATTTTATTATTGATGCAATCAACTTGGTAATTGGTGGATTAAATAGGGTTCGTGGTGGCACAGATATTGCTCCAATTGGCAAGATTGGTTCAGCCGGATCTAATTTTACTTATGGTGGTGGTAGTTCATTTGCTTCATCAAGCGGTGGCGGTGGTGGATTTATTGGTGGTGGTATTGGTGGCGGTGCAGGTGGAGCTGGGGGCGGTGGAGCTGGAGGCGGTGGCGCTACTGGTGTATTAGGCGCTTCAAGTGCAAAAGATCTACTTGATCGATTAACAAGAAATAATCAAGCATTTAGTGAATTAGCATTTCAAGTTGCGACAGGTGGCATAAGCCAACAAGCAGCTGAAAGTCAATTAAATAAATTAATTAGAGAGTTTAATGTATTGGAAAGACAAGCTGGATCATTAGTACCAACCCCAGTTCCAAGCGGAACTCCATTTGGTCAAGCCGGAACTGTTATTAATCTAAATGTAACTGGAGCAATAAACTCTGAGGAAACTGCCAGAGTAATTATTGAAAATATCAATGCTTCACAGGCTAGGGGTGGGGCTTACAGCGGAACTCCGTTTGGTCAGGCATGAGCCAATTTACGCCGGACTGGAAATTAACAGTTGAGGGTGTTGATTACACCAATATAACTATTGCCAATTTAAGCCATAGTTCAGGTAGACGCAATATCTATTCTCAACCTTATCCATCCTATATTAGCTGCACAATTGTGGCATTAAATAATCAAACACTTAACTTTGATATTAATGATGGAATTGCTTTACAGATTAAAGACTCAACAAATACTTATGTAAGCCTATTTGGTGGCAATATTACAGATTTAAGTGTTGAGGTTGGCAACTCAGGCGCAGCGGGAACTGAGATTAGATATAACATTATTGCGCTTGGGGCTTTATCTAAATTACAAAAAACAATAACAAATGGTGTGCTATCTCAAGATGAGGATGGCAACCAGATATTAGATTTATTAGATGAATTATTATTAGATGCTTGGAATGAAGTCCCAGCAGGTGAAACTTGGTCTGGTTATGATCCAACTACAACTTGGGCAAATGCTGGTAATGCTGGATTAGGTGAAATAGATACTCCGGGTCTTTACACTATGGAAAACAGAGGATCTAACCCTGACACTATTTACAACATAGCATCTTTAATTGCCAACTCAGCATTTGGTGTTTTATATGAGGATAATCAAGGTCGAATTGGATATGCAGATGCAGACCATCGTCAAAACTATTTATTGAATAATGGTTATGTTCAATTAGATGGTGGCCATGCAATAGGTAAAGGCTTAAAGACCACAACTAAGGCCGGAGATATTAGAAACGATATTTATATAAATTATGGCAATAACTTTGGATCTCAGGTTACAGCTATCGATGCCACATCTATTGCCACTTATGGCTATAAGTCAGAAACCATCAATTCTGTACTTCATTCGACTATTGATGCCCAAGCTGTGGCTGATAGGTATATCGATCAAAGAGCTTATCCGCAACCAGTATTTGACACAATCACATTCCCATTGACAAACGCTGAAATTGATGATGCTGATAGAGATGCTTTATTGGGCATATTCATCGGAATGCCGATTCATCTAATTAACCTACCAACTCAAATTTCAAGCGGTGAGTTTGAGGGTTATGTCGAGGGATGGTCTTGGTCAGTAAGTTTCAATCAGCTTTACATTACCTTAAATTTATCGCCTACCGCTTATAGCCAAGTGGCGATGAGATGGAATACCACGCCAATCACAGAGGCTTGGAACACTTTAAGCAATACTTTGACATGGGAATACGCTACAATCGTATCCTGAGAATAGGACAATATGCCGAACACTACGAATTATAACTGGGCTACACCCGCAGATTCCGATTTGGTTAAAGATGGTGCGCTTGCAATTCGCACACTTGGTTCATCTGTTGATACAACAGTTAAAAACCTAAATCCAGAAACCACCACCGGAGCAATTTCTTATCGTGGCGCAACTGCTAATCAAAAAGTTGCATTACCAATTGGAACTGCTGGTCAAGTATTAACTGTAAATTCTGGGGCAACTGCTCCCGAATGGGCAACTTCATCTGCTAGTTCATTGACTTTAATTAACGAAACAGTAGCAAGCAGTTTATCAGGTTTAAGCATTTCAGGAATTTCAGGTTCTTACAAAAATTTGATTTTAACATGGACTGGTATTTTTCATAATGCTGCGAGCAATTTTTTTACATTAAGATTAAATAATGACAGCTCTGGTATTTATACTATTGTTTCTAAATGTTTTGATAATACTGCATTGTCAACAGATACTCGATCTGCTGGAACAGCGATTCACGGTAATGGTGCACCATTTGGTAACAATATAACAAGTTCAGCATTACAAAATGCCACACAAGGTTTCTTGATTGTTTATGATTATGCTTCAACAACAAAATTTAAGAAATTTGTTACTCAATATGCTTATGACGATGCCGGAACAGTGCGAATGGAACAGAATCAGGGAGTATTTGGCACAACTTCCGCCGTCACTTCAATTGATGTTGTGAGAATTATCGGAAGTTCAACTTTTAGTAATGCAACAAATACCTCTATCAGATTGTTAGGTGAATCATAAGATGAGCAAGTTGATTATTGATTTGGAAACAAATGAAACAGTTGAGCGTGAATTGACTAAGGCTGAGAAAGATCAACAAAAAATTGATGAAATAGGTCAATTAGAAATTGAATCACAAAAAGCAGCCAAAGCAGCCGAGCGTTTAGCAATTGCTGAGCGTTTAGGTTTATCTGCTGATGAACTTAAAATCTTACTTGGCTAATGAAGCCTTGGTTATCTAAAGCTGCTGAAACTTTTAGGGATCAGGTAAATGACTGCTTCCCTGATCGCAAGCGCACAG